GGGGCGAGTATAAAGCGACGGACGAGTTAGGCGGACAGGAGGCACAAGATGGTCAAGAATGATCGAGAATACAGAAACATGACGATGCAGATCCGGGAAGCCGGCGAGGGCGAAGAGGATCCGCGCAAGATCGTCACAGGTTACGCGAGCACGTTTGACGAACCTTACAAGCTGACCGGCGGGGACGGCTGGGAGTTGTGGGAGGTCGTCGACCGGTCGGCATTCGACGAGACCGACATGGATGACGTGATACTACAGTACGACCACCATGGCCGCGTGTTCGCAAGAACAAGGAACAACACCCTGCGAGTCGAGCCGGACGAGCGGGGTTTGTTTGTAGAGGCAGATCTCGGCGGCACAGAAATCGGACGCGAGCTGTACGAAGAGATCTCCGGAGGCTACACCGACAGGATGAGCTTTGGCTTCACGGTCACGGGCGAGTCGAACGAGCGCGAGAAGCGCGACGACGGCATGGTGATCTACACGAGGCGCATCACGAAGGTTGGCAAGTTGTTCGATGTTTCAGCAGTTTCAATTCCAGCCAATGACGGCACTACGATCTCGGCGGATGCCGTTACGCGTAGCATTGGCGATCTGCGAGACGGAGTGATCGAGCGGATTCGGGCGGAGCGACTCGAGGAAGAGAGGCAGGTTCTGGAGCAGAGACGGGCAGAGGTTAAAGCAAGAGCGTTAGGAGGTAACACCAAATGACGAGAGACGAAATCATGGCTATGGGCTTTGAGGAGCTCGAGACCAGAAGGGCGGCCATCGCTGTAGAGCTCGACGAGGCTGACGCCGATCTGATCGAGACTCTCAACGCCGAGCTGGACGCCATCGAAGAGAGAAAGGCCGCACTCGAGGCAGAGGCTGAAGAGGCCCGCAAGGCTGCAGAGGCCGTCGCCGCAGGTGCTGGCAAACCGATTGAAACCAGAAAGGAAGCAACCATGGAAATCAGAAATACTCACGAGTACATCGAAGCGTTCGCGAAGTACGTCAAGACTGGCAAGGACGTAGAGTGCAGAACCCTTCTGAGCGACAACGTCCAGAACGGCGTCGTTCCGGTTCCGGACTTCGTCGCGGGTATCGTGGCGAAGAGACTCGAAGCGTCCGAGATCCTGCGCAGAGTCCGCAGAATGAACGCGGCCGGCAACGTCAAGGTCGGCTTTGAGATCGACGCACCGGCAGCAGCGGCGCACACTGAAGGCGGCGCCGCGATCGACCAGGAAGCGCTGGTCCTCGGTATCGTTAAGCTGGTACCGGTGACCTACAAGAAGTGGGTCCAGATCAGCGACGAAGCCCTCGACAGCATGAGCGGCGAGGCGTATCTGTCCTACATTTACGACGAAGTTGCTCGCGGCATCATCAAGGCGGAAGAGAACGCTGTCGTTGCGGCTATCCTTGCCGCACCGCAGACCGCGACCGCATCCACTCCGGCTGTTGCGAAGACTGGCACAGCTGCCGGAAACATCGCTGACTTTGTGAACGCAAGAGCACTCCTGAGCTCCGCAGCAGAAGATCTCGTTATCATCTGCACGCCGGCTCAGTACGCGTCTTACAGAGCTCTTCAGATGGCTGCACAGTACGGCGTGGATCCGTTTGACGGCCTCGAGGTTCTGTTCTCTGACGTTGCAACCGCTCCGATCATCGGAGACATGGGCGGCGTCATGATGAACCTGCCGAAGGGCGACGCGATCGAGTTCAAGTACGACGACACCAGCCTCATGACGTCCGACATGGTCAGAATCCTCGGACGTCAGCCGGCAGCCATTGGCGTAGTTGGCAACAAGTTCTTCGCGAAGGTTGCAGAGTAATGAAGGTCGAACTGCTCCACGATACGACGGTCCGCTTTGCAAAGGGCACGGTCCTCGAGGTCTCTGAACAGGAGGCCTCGAGGCTGATCGCCTTTAACAATGCGGTCAAGGTCGAAGAGAAGAAGGCCAAGGCGAAACCGGCACGGAAAAAGAAGACCAACTGAGGTGATTTTCATGCTCGACAAGGTAAAGAAGGCACTCCGGATCTCGACGGATGCGTTTGATGATGAGTTAACAGGACTGATCGAGGCGGCGAAGCTCGACCTCGGGATCGCCGGCGTGGTGCTCCCGCCGCAGCTGGACGACATCTGCAGAATCGCGATTATCACGTACTGCAAGATGATGTTCGGGCTGCCGGATGATGCGGACCGGCTCAAGCGGTCGTATGACGAGCAGAAGGCACAGCTGTCGACGAACAGCGGATACACGATCTTCGGGGGTGGTCGCTGATGTATGACAGCACTGCAATCCTAAAGGCGTACGGCACGCCGACGTTCGACTCGTACGGCAACGAGCGGATCCCGGTCACTGAGCGGACGGTCTACGTCCAGCCGCGCGGCGTGTACTCCTCTGAGTTCTACAGCGCCGCACAGCTGGGACTGCATCCGTCCGTGACGCTGGTGATGACGAACCGGGCAGACTACAACGGCGAGAAGGTCGTCGAGTGGGACGGCAAGGATTACGACGTGATCCGGGTCGACTGGACGGCACAGCGGGACACGATCAGCCTGATCTGCGAGGAGCGTGTGAAAAATGGCTAGAACAGCCAGTATCGAGATCCAGCTCGGGCGGATCCTCGACGAGTACGACGAGACGCTACAGCGAGCGATCGATCGAGAGGCGGCGGCTGTCGCTAAGGAAGCGGCGGCGAAACTCCGCAACACGTCACCGAGACGAACCGGAGAATATGCGCGCGGCTGGAAGTCGAAGCGCCTGTCTGAGCACGCGTACGTCGTCTATAACTCGAAGGCTCCGGGATTGACGCATCTGCTCGAGAATGGGCATTTGATCCGCAACAAGAAGGGAACCTATGGACGCACGAGCGGGATCAAGCACATCAAGCCCGTCGAAGAGTGGGCGAGCGAGGAGTTCCAGCGACGCATAGAAGGGGATCTATCATGAGCATCTATACCACACTGCAGAGCACCGGTCTCCCGTGCGCGTATTCGCATTTTAAGACTGCGCAGGAGCCGCCGTACATCGTGTACATCGGCAACGGACAGGAAGTCATGGAGGCGGACAATACGCACTACTGGCGGGAGAACCAGTACCAAGTCGAGTACTATTTCACCGAGAAAAACGAGGCAAACGAGGCCGCGATCGAGGACGCACTCCTCGGATCCGGCTATCTGTACGACAAAAGCGAAGACATCTACATCGAGGATCAAGGGGTCTTCGTGATTTACTACTACATCTGACGAAAGGAGGCCACCAATGGCCAACAAAGTGGAATTTGGCATCAGCCAGTTACACGTCGGAACCTACACCGTCGCGGACGGAGTCGTCACGCTCGGCACTCCGTACCATCAGGCGGGCGCGGTCAGCTTCTCGCCGGAGGAGAACTCCGAGCAGAATACTTTCTACGCTGACAACATCGCGTACTGGTCGGGTTACTCCGGCGGCACGATCGAGGGCGACCTCGAGGTTGCGATGTTCGACGACGCGTTCAAAACTCAGTTCCTGGGCTACAGGACGCTGACGAACGGCGGGCTTGCGTCGGTCAAGAACGCCACGAAGCCGAACGTGTACATCGCGTTCCAGGTCGAAGGCGACGCGGAATCTCGCCGCGTCATCCTGTACAACTGCTCGCTGGGTGCGATCACTCGCGAGTACAGCACGATCGAAGAGAGCAAGGAGCCGGCGACGGAGACGCTGGGCGTCACCTGCACCGGCGACAACGCAACCGGTGTGACAATGGCGGTGTTCAAGCCGGAGGATACCGGATACGCGACGCTGTTCACGGCACCGACGGCTCCGGCATTCTAAGAGCTAAAAAGACGGACAGGCGGGGCAAACGTCCCGCCTTTTCGCACATTGGAGGGACAGATGGAAAAGACAATCAAGATCGGAGACAAGGACGTCCGGCTGAACAACAACGTCGGCTGGACCCTAGCATATCGGGATCAGTTCGGGCGGGACATCCTGCCCGCGATCATGCCGATCCTGTGGAGCGTCACCGAGGCGATCGGGGCGATCCTGCGGGAGACCGGCGAGGACCTGCAGAAGGTCACGAAAGAGGACGTGCTCGCAGCACTTGCAAGTGACGAGATGACGGACGCGATCATCAAGCTGTCTGGTCTCGAGTTCGTGGATCTCGTCAACATCGTTTGGGCACTCGCGAAGTGCGCGGACGATGAGATCCCGGAGCCGAGGATCTGGGTCAGACAGTTCGACGCTTTCCCGATCGACGAGATCCTTCCCGAGATCTTCAACCTCGTGTTCGCTGGCATGGTGTCGGTAAAAAACGCGGGGAGGCTTCGGAGCGCACTGCGCGGTCTGAAGCCAAAGGACAAGACGGAGTAGATCTCGACACGGTCCTCCTCGCCGGCATGGAGCGGGGACTCACGATGGCGGACATGCGAACGATGCAGGTTGGCCAGATCGTCGATTTCTGTATCGCTTGGAATGAGCGGCAGAAGCGCTCCGAGAAAGAGGCAAAAAAACCGGCGAAGAGGCGAGCGACGCAGAACGATATTAACGCATACTTTGGATAGGAGGCCCACATGGCCGGGAACATCAAAGGGATCACCATAGAGTTCAGAGGTGAGACGACGAAGCTGTCGGCCGCTCTGAAGCAGATCGGCAAAGAGACGCGCTCGATCGACAACGAGCTGAACAAGGTCAACAAGGCGCTGAAGTTCAACCCGACATCGGTCGAGCTGTGGCGTCAGAAGCAGGAACTCCTCACGAAAAAGGTCGGCGAGACCGAGGAACGGCTGAAGCTCCTCAAGGATCAGCAGAAGCAGATGGACGCCGCCGGAGTAGAGAAAAGCTCCGACGAGTACAGGAACCTGCAGAGGGAGATCATCGAGACCGAGTCGAAGTTGAAGACCTTCAAGGGCCAACTGAAACAGGTCGGGAACGTCAAGCTGAGAGCGATGTCCGAGCAGTTCAAGCAGCTCGGCACCAGTCTCGAGAAGGCCGGGCAGGCGATGCGTGGCTTCTCCGCTGCGGGTGCTGCGGCGACGACTGCGATCGCGGCGCTGGCGGTTAAGTCAGGCGCGTGGGCGGACGACCTGAACACGATGTCGAAGGTCTACGGCATCAGCACGACGGAACTCCAGAAGTACAGCGCAGCGGCGAACTTGGTCGACGTCAGCGTGGAGACGATCGCCTCGACGCATCGGAGACTTACGAAAGCGATGGCCGGCACCGAGGACGAGACCGGCGCACAGGCGGAAGCATTCGCGAAGCTCGGCATCCAGACGAAGAACGCGGACGGATCGCTCCGGGACGCGGATACAGTCTGGCAGGAGACCATCGCGGCGCTCGGCAACATGGAGAACGAAACGGAGCGCGATGCCATCGCGATGGAGCTGATGGGCAAGAGCGCGAGCGAGCTCAATCCTCTGATCGAGGACGGCGGCGAGACGTACCAGAAGATGGCGGAGACCATGCAGAAGTACGGGCTCGACTTCATCGACGAGGATACACTCGCGAAAGCGAACGAGTTCAACGACACTTTGGACACGATGAAGGCACTCGGAATGACTGCACTGCAGACCGTCGGCGCACAGCTCGCCGGATACCTGGCGCCTGCATTGGCGAAGGTTGCGGACCTCGTCGGGAAGTTCGCGGGATGGCTTGCTCAGCTGGATCCGCGTGTACTGACGATCATCGCGACCATCGGCGGCGTGATGGCTGTCGTGGCGCCTCTGCTGATCGGACTCGGCAAGGTGGCGTTCGCGATCAGCTCGATCATGAATCTAATGGCGATCATCGGGCCTTCGATAGGCGGGATCGTGGCGGCACTCGGTCCGGTGATCCTCATCATCGGCGCTGTCGTGGCGGCCGGGATCCTGCTCTACAAGAATTGGGACACGATCAAGCAAAAGGCGATCGAACTCTGGACTACAGTCAAGGCGACGTTTAACGGACTGAAGCAATCCGTCGTGACGATCTTCAACGCCGTGAAGACGTTCGTAACTACCGTCTGGAACGGAATCCTCACGAAGATACGGACGGTCGTCAACACGATCCGGAACACGGTCTCAACGGTCTTCAACAACCTGCGCGGAATCGTTACCACAGTCTGGAACGGCATCAAGAATGCGATCATTACTCCTATCCAGAACGCATGGGAGACAGTCAAGAGAGTGGTCAACAGAATCCGCGGCCTGTTCCCGCTTTCGGTCGGAAGGATCTTCTCTAATCTCAAGGTCCCCCACATCAACATCAGCGGAGGATCCGCGCCGTTCGGGATCGGGGGTCTTGGGAGAAAGCCGAGCATCTCGGTCAGCTGGCACGAACAGGGCGGCATCTTCGACCGACCGACTCTGCTCACTGACCAGAATGGCAACATTCACGGTCTTGGCGAACATGGCGCGGAGGCGATCATGCCGCTGGATCCGTTATGGCAGCATCTCGACCGGATCGCGGAAGCAGCGCAGTCACAGCAGCCGTTCGCGCCGGTCATTAACGTATACGCGACGCCGGGCATGGATATCAAACAGCTGACGGAGGCAATCCAGCGCGAGCTTGTGAGACTGCAGGCACAGCAGAGGAAGGCGTGGGCATGAACGAAACATTGACGTTTGCGGGCAGGAACTCCCGCACCTATGGCATCTATATCTCAGGCGAGTCGGTGTACAACGCTCCGGAGCGTGTGGTCGAGATGATCTCCGTCCCGGGCCGCTCCGGCGATATCGCGATGGACGAAGGGCGCTTCGAGAATATCACGGTTGAATACCCTGCGTTCCTGTGGGGGACGAATCGTGCAACATTCACCAGCAAGATGCATGCGATGCGGTCAGCGTTCCTTTCGACTGTCGGGTACCAGCGCCTCGAGGACGATTACCATCCGAACGAGTACCGGCTCGGCGTTTACATGTCCGGGCTGGAAGCCGAGCCGAAGATGTACAACACGGCAGCGGAGTTCACGCTGTCGTTTAACTGCAAGCCGTATCGGTATTTGAAGAGCGGGGAGACCGCGCGGGTCTTCACCGGGGCCGGGACGATCACTAACCCGGAGGCCTTCGCGTCCCTCCCTCTCCTTGTGGTCACCGGTTACGGTGTGCTCGGAATCGGATCCAAGTCGCTGACGATCCAGGGCACGAGCACCACGCAGGAGATCTACATCGATTGCGACACTATGGAGGCGTGGGAGATGGTCGGAGGCGTGATGATCGCGAGGAACGACTATGTCCAGAACGCCGGCGATGCGTTCCCGGTCCTTGAGCCGGGAGATAACGGCATAGCGCTCGATACGACCATGAGCCGGATCGAAATCACGCCGAGATGGAGGACGATCTGATGACTCCGATCCTATACGATCACTTTGAAAGACGGTTTATCACGAACGGCATCGGGCGCCTGCCGGACATGATCTCCTGCACCGTGACGGAAGAGCGGAACGGAGTCTACGAGCTCGAGTTCCAGTACCCGATCACAGGCGAGAGATACTCCGATATACAGGAGGGCAGGGTGGTCCTCGTCTCACACGATGAGACTGGTGATCTGCAGCCGTTCGATATCTACGGAAGATCCGCTCCGCTGAATGGCATCGTGGCATTTTACGCGCACCACATCAGTTACAGGCTCGCGGATGTGGTCGTGCTGCCGTTTACCGCTGCGTCTGTGACGGATGCGCTGGCGCAGATCCCGGAGAACTCAGCAAACGCGAACCCGTTCCTGTTCTGGACGGACAAGGGCACGGTCGGCAATTACGAGAACCCGGCACCGGTCGAATGCAGGGCGATGCTCGGCGGGCAGGAGAACTCGATCCTCGACGTGTACGGGAGCGGCGACTACGAGTTCGACCGGTTCACGGTCAGGCTCCATGCGAACCGTGGGCGCGACAACGGTGTCACGATCCGATACG